GCGACAATTTCCTCTATCTCTGGTCAACGCATGGTCGTCTACAGATTGATTTGTATCATTATATCAAGCGAGGAACACCGCTTCCATCCTACAAGTTGGATGATGTATGTATGTATTACATGAGCGGAAAACTTGTTAGCGTTGAACGAAAGGAACTCAGTTGGTTTCTCAAGACAAAGAGTACTGGCGACGTCGTACCTGGACGCTACATAGTTCTCTTAGAGGAGACTGGTGAAGGCATTACCGAGAAGGCAAAAGTTATCGAAGTCATTGCAGGAAAGGGAATCATCATTGAAACGCCGGCGCATTCAGAGGACCTCGACCTACGTGAAGCCGTCAAGTGGGCGATCGTCAAAGACGATGTACCTCCTGCAGAGATTTTCCGTCTTCATAGGGATGGTGGCTCTGCAGGTCGCGCTAAAGTTGCCGCTTATTGCGTTCAGGACTGCGACCTGGTTGTAGAACTCTACAAGAAGCTCGATGTCTTCAATAACGCCATGTCTATGGCGAACGTTTGCTCAGTCCCTGTCTCCTATATCTTTACACGCGGTCAAGGCATTAAGATTGAGTCACTCATCTTCAAGGAGTGCTATGAACTCGGAATGCTTGTTCCTGTCCTGGAGAGCACTCCATTCGGGTCCACTGCTTCTGTGACGGGTCAGGAGGAATCCTATGAAGGTGCAATCGTCCTCGATCCGGTTCCAGGATTCTACAACGAATCACCCATCGGTGTATGTGACTTTGCCTCCCTCTATCCGAGCACCATCATCAGTGAAAATATTAGTTATGACTCGCTCGTTTGGGTCAAGGAGTTTGATCTCGATGGAAATCTTGTCAAAACGACGACACTAGGTGATGAAAATGATGCGCCACCTGGTACGACATGGAATGCGATTGAGTTTAATACGTGGATGATCAAGCCCGGTGATACGAGAAAGCAGCCCGAGAAAGTCAAGAAGGGTGTGCGGGTCTGTTGTTATGCACAGCCGGCTGATGGTTCAAAGAGCACTCTGCCGAATATTGTTGGAAAGTTGCTGGCGAAGCGCAAGTCTAAGCGCAAGGAGGCAGAGAAGGAGTCTGACCCATTCAAGAAGGCGCTTCTGGATGCCGAGCAGCTAGCTTACAAGCTGACGGCGAACTCGCTTTATGGACAGCTCGGCTCACCGACGTTCAAGATTCGCATGCAAAACTTAGCTGCTTCCGTAACTGCCTATGGTCGTATTCAGATTCTCCACGCAAAGGATGCCATTCTTGAGTTTTACAAGCCAGGGGTAAAAGAGTTCAAAGAGCCACCCACCACCTTTGAAACCGGACTCGTCAAGGACAAGAACGGAATTGTTGTGCGCCAGGCAATGAACGCGGAGGAAGTCCAGTATATCAAGTCTCTGAATGCAAGCGAATACAGACTCAAAGAGCTAGCGTGGCGAGACCTCAAAGGAAGTCATGACGTGAAGCGCACGCACGGATTTACTGCGTGGAAAGCTGGTAAGGCAGGTGTACCCATTGACGTATGCCCAGGAGGTGCCGAGATTGTCTATGGTGATACAGACTCGCTCTTCGTTAACTTCAATTGTAAGGATACCGGTGATTCTAAAAAGTCAATTGTAGATACAATTGAGCTTACTGAGAATGCTGGCAAGTTTGTGACGCAGAACTTGAAGAGCCCGCATGATTTTGAATATGATAAGGTCTTCTATCCGTTTATTATCTTTAGCAAGAAGCGCTATGTAGGTAATAAATATGAAGAGACACCTGATAGTTTCAAGCAGACATCAATGGGTATTGTACTCAAGAGACGCGACAATGCGCCACTCTTGAAAACTATCTATGGCGGCGCCATTCAGATTCTCTTGAATGAGCGCAACTTCCTCAAAGCCGTCGAGTTCGTTAAGGAGAAATGCGCTGAAATGATGAAAGGAAAGACAAGTGCGTATCAATTGACGATTACGAAAAGCTTGCGAGACAAATACAATACGCCTACGCCGCCACCCCATCGAATTCTAGCCGACAGAATGAGAGAACGCGACCCTGGTAATGCCCCATCAGCAGGTGAGCGTATCGGCTACATCTATGTGTCTCCTAAACCTGGGCAACCTGCACCTTCCTTACAGGGTGATCGTATTGAGACACCTGAGTATATTAAGGAACACAAGTTAGTACCTGATGTAAAATACTATATTGAGCATCAGTTGATGAATCCGCTTTCACAGCTCTTTGCCTTGAAAGTCGAGGATATTCCTGGCTTCATTATGTCGGCATCCATGAGTGCAGGTCTCTCAATGGAACAGAAAGAGAGTATTGCTGGTGATCTACTCTTTGGAGACTCACTAAAGATGTGCGATAAGCAATCGGATATCAGGAGCTTCTTTAGCAGCGGCGAAAGGAAATCACCGCGCCTGGCAGCTCCCATAATGCAAGCTGCGCAAAAGCAGAAGCAGATTACATTGACGGGTTTCTTAGTACCGCACGAGCCACAGTCGTTTGCTTCAACGAAGGCACTTATTGAGGAGATTAGCAGAGAAAAAGAAAAGAAAAAGAAGAATTCGGTTTCACCGCCACCTCTAGTCAAAGGTAAAAGAGAAAAGAAGACAGTCCCTGGTACAAAGGTTGACGCCTAGCACGTAAAGTATGTATACAATTTTTTAGTGATTCTATATAAAGGGTAATGCCTGTACTTGACATACCTGAGTCGATTGATCATTACAGAGAACTTTGTCTAAAAGATCGTTGTAATGCTGTCGCTAGGAGATCACATTCATATGTCGCAATGAACTCTTTTAATACGGAGCCCGGTCCCTATAATACAGAAATCATTACAATGTATCCTACAGCTGACGCAGGAATGCCTCATACACGCCCACCCAACTACATTTGTATGCCCGCGCATTATCCTCCTGAACATTACCAAGAGACTCTACAACATGAACTTCTTCATGTACATCAACGCCGCAATGATCAGGCGTGGCGAGCTCTCTTTTATAATCAAGGTTGGATTCCTCTAGCAGAGAATCATATTCCCGAGCGATGGCTTAGTCGGTGTCGCCTTAATCCAGATACAATGAGCCAGCGTTTCTATGCATGGGAGAATCGCTGGGTACCCTTACCACTCTTTGAGCGTGAAGATAAACCTGACATGCGTGAATGTTCTGTTCGATGGTGGGATCAGAGAAACGGCAACCTTGATCGAAATCCTCCTCCATCATTTGACGCTACATTTGGTAAAAATCATCCACAGCCAGAACATCCACGTGAAGTGAGTGCAGTTATTTTGGCGCGGAAATTTAAGCTAGAAACATGGGAATCACTCGAAGAATATTTGGATGTATATCTTGGAGCTAAATAGGCATGGAGATAGATTTAAAAAAACTCGGTATCGAGAGAACTTATACTCTCGATACTGTGAAAAATATTCCAGATTCAGTGTTTCCTATGCTTAATAGCTATAGTCAACTTGTATTTGGATCAACAGAACGCGTACAATTGTTTCTGGGTGAGAATGTTACACACGGTTCGTATGGCGATATTCGGAAGGCAGAGCGTGTAAAACTTGGAAAAAAGATGAATGTCTTGGTAAAATCCCCTCGACTTCCAGAGATGAATCTTAAGTTGGAAGGTATTGTACAACATCTCTCACATATATGTCTCGAAAAACAGAATATGCCATGGGCTATTCCTGCAATCTATGATATTTATCAATACAAGGGAAGAATGTCATTTACAATGGAAGAAGTTCATGGTCAATACTTACATGATTGGTTTTCAAAGACCAAAGAGCCTGATCTGGATTTTTACAGAATCATGATACAACTTAGTATTACACTCTGTATTTTACATAATTGCCTTGAATTGGATCATCGTGATTTAAAATCGGACAATCTATTTATTCGGAGTGAACCGTGTTCTCTCCAATTTCAACAAAATTCATCAACCTATATCTTTCAATCCCCGTTCCAAGTTGCACTCTTGGACTTCGGTTTTGCTTGTATAGGAAATCATATTGGTTTAGGAACAGAAGTGTTGCCGGCGCTTGACCCGTGTCCTAAAGAGGGTCGTGATTTATTTCATTTTCTCATATCCGTTCTAAGTATTGAAACAATACGGAAACGTCTATCACAGAGTACACTGGATCAGATTGATCTTTGGTTAGGCACTAAATATGCGTCGATGGCGAAACGATTTGCACATGAGAAAAAACCATGGGTTTATCTAGTAACAAGTAATGCTGATTTTAGATCTCTGACTTCGTCGGCGCGGCGGGTTCTTAGTGATATTGTTACAAAGAATCCAGAACTATTTCTTGTAACGACTTCTTCTGGTCTTGTTTCTGTAATTACCTGATTTCTTGGTTTTTCTATAACCACCGCGCACTGCTATTTGATTAGCGAGACGAGGTCTAAAAAAACCTTTTGCGGATTCTATAACTGATTTCTTTACTGGTTTATTTTCTAAGGATACAGATATTTTTCTTATTTTTTTGTGCATTTCGTTTTTAACGTCTTCCCATTTAGGATTCGTCATTTCAGGAATCTCAAGTAATAATGTATTTAATTCTGGAACTGTCTCTAATTTAGGAAAATATGTAAGAGATATCTCTTGAAATTTCTCTACAAATTTAGGACCAAACGCATTACATAGAATATTCTCAAATATACACGGAAGAAAAAAAAGATATTTATTTCCTTTTAGTGTTTCATTATATGTTTTCTCAAACTCTCTGTTGTTTTGACCTTCATAACTCATTTTCATAAAAAACAAAAGAAATGATATGGGATTTACACTGGTATTCATCATATATAAAAGAAGTTTTCCAGCCATAGGGATATTTTGACCATAGATATCAAGATCTGGATCATTGTATTCTCCTTCAAAATATACATTCATTTCGAACATATAATTGAGTAGTATAAAGGAGTAGAGTTCATTTTTGCTATTTTCTTCAAGTGAAGCGCCGCCCTGTTGCGCAGCGTTAGCTTCAGCCGCCGTTTCAGCTTCAGCTTCATCTTTTCCTTCTTCCTTTCTTATCTTTATAAATTTTTCCTTTTTAAATAAAGATGTTATAGAACTAACAAGATTATTAACTCTTTCTATTACTCGTTTACTAATTCCACTGTGATAAGGTAAAATACAGGATAAAGATGCCACAGGTTGTGGTCCAGTCTCAGCTTGTAATGAAAGAGCATCAACTAGTTTAGTATTTGCCTTTTTCCTTTTTTTCTTCCCTTCTTCTCCTGCTTCTTCTTCTCCTTCAGCTGTTTCTGCTGCTACTTCTGTTGCTGCTGCTACTTCTGTTTCTCCTGCTTCTCCAGCATCTACCCTTTGTTCTTCCAATTCTTGATCTCCTGTTAATGGTAGACCAATTTCTTCGTGCGCAGCAACTAAAAGATCAGATGTTTTAACTGAACTCTCATTAGCTTTAAGCAAAGGTTGCAGATCAATAAACGCTGAAAGAATTTCAGTCATGGGTGCTTTATTTTTTTGTGCTCTCTTGCCAAGAATATTTTCATTTTTATAAATTGTATCAATTATGTCTATAAATTCACTTGTTCCATCTTCTCCTTTTAAAAAATCATGAATTACTGAAGATGTTCCAAATGTTAATTTACTTCTTGTTTTAGAAAATGTAAATTTATTTGGTTCAGTAAAAATACTAATCTCTCCAATTTGTGTATACACTATATTTCGTTTGTATGATACTCTAAAGTTTTCAAATCCACTGTTGTATTCACCATCCTTTATTTTTTGTGTATAATACAAATCTTTTATTTGATCTACTTTCGTTTTGTGTAATCTTTCATTATACTCAATAATATTAAAGAATGAAGTAATATCTTCATTTATTTTATTTATGTTAAAAAGCGGTAAATATAATGAACGAAAAAGAGCAAGTTCAAAAAAGCATTGAATACAAAAAGGTATTTTACTTTTTATATCATTTGTATCAATACTTGATAGTGTCGCCTTAGCAAGACTATATTCTTTTAAAGTTTTAAGTGTTTTCTTAATTTTTTCTTTGATTGTTTTAAGACCATAGTTTTCTGTATCCTTTTTTATATCAAATGCGGCATCAACAACTCCGAAATACTTTTCTTTCTGCTTCGAAAACATTACCTTTATTTTATTTCTTTCTCCAACTTTGTTTTCTGAAAGATAAGCGTCAAAAAATGCCTTTGTAAAATCAATATTTCCTTTATCTGCTCTTTCAAATTTATAGATTGTTTTTGCGCCTGTATAAATAATTTCTGCTCCATTTGCCAGGGAAACAGGCAATGTATTGAATGTATCATGGGATAGAACAAATCGCTTTTTTTCTTTGAATGTAAAATTAGTTCCTTCAGAATTATATATGCGTGATGTATCAAAATAAGATAGTGCTGTAAGGGCATCTCCACTGCGCTTTTTTTGTAATGTTACAAAGTAATCATTGATTGCATTATTATCATCTACAGTATCAGCTTTTGCTTTGCCTTTTACTTTTGTAGTAAATTTAGTTATATTATTGTACATTTTTGTCAATATTTTTTTCACAGCATTAATTGAATTTGTTAATTTTCCAGCTGCAGATGTTTCTATGACAGATGTATCTGAATAATCTTTACCCGAAAATGTCAACATAACTGATTTTGATTCACCATATTTTACAGGTGTAAGTTCTATGTCAAAATTGGAAAAAAAATCATTATGAAAATCGAGTCTCTGAGCTTGTGTTCCCCATTTTGGATATAATACCTTATCTTCTGATACATCTAGTGCTATTTTAACTTGTACATCTTTTTCTCTGTTTACCTTCTCTTTAAAATTAGAATCTGACTCATTTGGTTTTCCTGCTGGATCACTTATGGTTTCTCTATTTACAATATAATAGATCTTCTTTTTTTCACCTTCGCTTTTTGTCGACGGATTTACAGGTCGTGCTAACAATATTTTTTGGAAGTCGCCGGTTGTTGCATCAACAATGAGACATACTTCTGTAATTGATTCATCGGATCCTCTTAAAAAATTAAAAACTTTGTCGGCATTTTCTGTTCTTTTTTCGTCATTGTATTCAATATTCATTGTTGTTAGATTATACTTAAATTTAGTATATTTGATTTCAATTAAATCTTTATATTTGTGTTCT